AAGCATTTATTCAAAGATGGATCTATTATTGGACTTAATGAAAGACTACTAGGATCGTATGTTGAATGGACAGCAAATAAAAGATTAAAAGCATTAGGATTTGATCCATTGTATGATCAACCAGCAAATCAAAATCCGCTTCCATGGACTCAACACTGGTTAAGTTCAAAAGGTATGCAGGTGGCACCACAGGAAACAGAAGTCGAAAGTTATATAGTTGGTGGCATCAAGCAAGATGTCAAAAAAGGCCAATTCGCCAAATTTAAATTATAATCTTTATTACATATGGAAAATAAAGATTACAAACCAGTCGACACAAATAAGGTAAGCAAAAACACATCACCGTTCACAGGTGCATTAGGTTGGTTAGACAACAGACTGCCGATCTTTAGAATGCTGAAGCATGAGTATTTGGACTTTCAGGTTCCAAAAAATCTCAACTATTTTTGGAGTTTTGGCGGAATACTGATGTTCTGTTTGATAGGTTTAATTATCACAGGACTTGTTTTAGGAATGCACTATAAGCCAAGTGTCAACGAAGCATTTGATTCAGTGGAAAAAATTATGCGTGATGTCAACTATGGTTGGTTAATGCGTTATGCACATATGAATTTGGCATCCTTCTTTTTTATTGCAGTGTATCTGCACATGTTTAGAGGATTGTATTATGGTTCTTATAAAGATCCAAGACAGTTGATGTGGATATTAGGGGTGGTAATTTATTTTCTTATGATGGCCACTGCGTTCTTAGGCTATGTGTTGCCATGGGGACAAATGAGTTATTGGGGTGCAACTGTGATCACAAGTCTATTTGGTGCGATACCATTTGTTGGTGATTCGATTGTGACCCTCCTATGGGGTGATTATTCTGTTGGTGATGCATTTCTTAATAGAGCATTTATATTGCACTGGTTGATTGCATTCTTGATTGTGGCTGTGGTGTTTTTACACGTTGTGGCTCTACACATGACTGGCTCTAACAATCCTGCAGGTGTTGAACCCAAAGACACCAGAGACACAGTATCATTTCATCCATATGTCACAATGAAAGATCTATATGCTTTCTTAATGTTTGTCTTGTTGTTTGCAATGGTATTGATGTACACTCCAAACATGCTTGGACAT